GAATGGTCAATGCTACTGCACGTTTTTCCGTAGTATTGAACAACAAGATGAAATCTGTCATGGAAATGCTGAAATCCCATACAGGTGTAACACTTGTTCACCAGTACCGATATTATGGATCTGAAAAAACAGCTGTTGTATGGTCGTTGCATCATTTAGATAGACTCCCCAAAAAAATTGAAATGATTCTGGCAACTTGAGCAATGTATACAATCCAATATCAACCATGGCTCCCATTACTCTTTTCGTATCTTGCCCTGGCGCAAAATCAGAACAAGATGTGATTGAAACCCTCAACTCCACTTACTGCGGAAGCAATTCCTCTGTATTCGGCGAAGTCACGTTCAAGTACGACAAGGCTGGGCGCGGTATTGCATTTGTTACTGTTCACCCAAGTCCAACTTTTCGCCCGACGCGAATGGACCGACTTCTCCAAACTCTACAGGCCGAAGAAGACAGTCGCGGCGAACGCATGATTTTCCAGACAAAGCCAACCTACCTTGAATGGACAATCAAGATCGCCAAGCCACGTGAGGAAATGGAACCACGAATGGATGGGTCATTCAGGCCCAAGTTCAGGTAAACTTTCATACCACCGCGCACACTCCAATAATACTTTTTTTAAATTGAAATGATTCTATCCATTAAATATAAACTAAAACTATGCCGCAATCTATTCAAGTCATACTCTATTGTTACCATGTTTCATGTGACAATTTGGACAAACTTACGGAAGATAATTTAAAGACCACATTTCACAGACATTTTAGTTTTGTATTAGATGAAGTAGACGATTTTATTGAACATGTCACTCCTCCTACCAATGAAAATCATTTTGCCGTTATCCAACTACGACCGTATATTCCACCTCCCATGTCATTTTGCACATGGCGATTACCATTGTACAATAAAAAAGCGAACTCGGTATGTAAAACAATTGACGGGGAAACATATACAATGACCTTGGGAAATTCAATTGTACTAAATGTTGATTAAGGTAAAAATATTTTTTTTAAACATGGGTATAGTATAAATGGAGTATTATGGCACTGTAATATTTTTGTATATTGTTTTTCATTACAGTTTATTGTATTATATGACAATGAACCATAAAAATTATAAAAAGAGAAAAGTGGATAAAAAATATTATTTACGAACTGCTTTTAATTTATTCACTTCCATCATTGTTTATTATTTTATTTATACCCACAGAGAAAAATTATTTGTAGGAAATTGGTCATTCAACTTGAAAAATATTATTTTTTATTTTTTATTTATTGATACCATATTGTATTGGGGTCATAGATTAACCCACAGAGTACCTTTTTTGAAAAACTTAGTACATTCATTACATCATAATTTACATACATTATTGCCATTGGATTTTACTTATCTTACATTTTTTGATTATAATTTATATTTTTTGGTAGATATGTTGATACCTTTATTTTTTATTAATGTCAGTTACATTGAATATTGTTGTATCGTGGGTGTTATTTATTGGCAATCCATGTATATTCATTCGGATGTAAATTTTAAATTTCCAATTCCGGGATTTATCCACAGCCAATACCATAAACGTCATCACGAAATAGGCGGCGGAAATTACGGACAATATTTTCCAATATGGGATGAATATATGGGTACAAAAATAAAGCGTCGTTTACCTAAAAAATATAAATTATAAAATATAAGTATGAATTTGTGTTCTGAAATCTTTGTATTGAACAAAGATTATTTTATTTTAAGTTATTTTGATTTGGATGAAGAATTATCAGAAGAGTTTATAAAAAAAGGTATACAAAATATGATACTACATAATCCTGTTTTGAAACAAACAATTTTTCAAGAAAATAATAAAATTAAGTTACAAGACATTCAAAATTTTGATATTCAAAAATGTTATACCATAAAATACATTAAAAATTTTAATATTTATATAAAAAAAATTTTGAACGAACCATTTTCAGAATATAAGTTTAATGTATTTGTATATATCAATAACGACACGCACAAAAGCCGAATATTTTTTAAAATTCATCATGCGTATGCAGATGGCTATAAAATAATAGATATGATACACAAATTTGTTTCTAACGATACTTTTCCATTACCCGATTTTAAACGAACTAGTGTAAACAATTCGTTGTATTATTATATTGTCGGAACGATCATGCTAATTGTATTGAATATATTTGGATGGATTAAAATTATATTCAATTGGTTTGTTCCTGCACCCGATAACCGAAATAAACCAACCGATTATATTATTTGCAAAACATTAAAATTAAATACAATAAAAAAATTTACAAGTAAAAATAACATAACTGTAAACGATTTTTTATATGCATTATTAGTAAAAACGGATCATTTGTATACAGGTAAAGAACGATTAATACAAACCATGTCACCTATCAATGCATACAGTATGAAAGAAATGAATAATATGTTGCCTATTTATAATAATATTAACAATTCGTATGATACACCCAGTTTATTCAAAAATATTCATTCCATGTTCAATAACTATAAATATTCGGTATATATGATGTTGGTAGTTGCATATACAAATATGATTACGTATATGCATAAACATATTGTATCGTTTCCTATACCATGGATGAAATTATTTTTTAATATGTCTATTGATTCATCGGATTATGTATATACCAATATCATTGGTCCACCTTCAGACAAATTTAATGTTAAATTAAAAGATATACATTTTTTGATCAATGCAACCAATAATGAAATTATATACAATATAATTTCCTACAAAAATAATGTAAATATTATTTGTAGTTTTAAAGAAGGAGTCATACAAGATAAAAAATTATTCCAACAATGTATGAATAAAGCATTTGCCGAACTTACAAAAATATAATATATTATTATAGTATGGATAATTGCCCAATTTGTTTTGACGCTGTTGATTTTGGTCAAGGGAAATTCGTACATGGTTCTGGCAAAGGAGGGCATCGGATTCATTCGGCATGTATGGTAGAATGGGGTGAACGACACCCAAGAAATGTAACATGTCCTGTATGCAATTTAGGGGTAGGTACTATACAAGATGTGGTAAACACTATTCGGACACAAGCTAGCGGATTAGAACGCGGTGATCAACTATCATTATTCCCTAGAGGTCTCCCACGGGGAGTAGTATTCAATCCAGAAGCATCACAAGCAGTGTGGACGCCTCATAGATCAGAGAGACTATCACATGAAGAACAAGATCGTCGTGCAAGAGCCGCAATAGAGCGTGAACAACTTACTGCCCGAGCTATACAACGAGAACGAGATGAAGCTCCGCGTCGGAGAGCGGCAGCAGAGGCGGCAGCTGCACAACAAGAACTTGATGCACGTCGTGAATTAGATATACGTTCAGGGTTAGTTGACCCACGACCACGACGACCTCAACAAGAAGGGACATTGACTCTTGTTACGTTAGGTGCTATAGGAGTAGGTGGAGCATTGACGTTGATAGGACCAAATCTTCCTGGCATGGTAGCATCGTCCCTTATAGTGTTTTCAATTTGTACATGGGGGGATGGTAGGAGGGGAGGAACACGCAGAAGAAAATCATTGAAACGAAAACGTGGAGGAAATATTTGTGTAACAGGAGAAATTGATTTTAGGTCTGCAAATCCATTCAATGATTTTTTAAGCAAAGTAGATAAATTAAAAAAAAATGTAGGTAAACAAAATGTATATACTATTAAATTTGATAACATTGAGTTAAAAACATCAGAAGCGTTGATAACCGCATTAGATATAAAATTAGATGGACCGATACATGTTTCCAAAATATAATAATAATGATAATTATGGATATAGAAAAATTATCATTCCATATTCGGCGTATTTTGAAAACATATACGCCGAATAAAACATTGCCAAAAGTATTATATCCTGCGTTATTTGAAAAATTACGCATTGTATTGCAAACAACTGTAAATGAAATATTAGTAAGCGATCCTTCGTTATGGAATAGATACGGAATTCGTATAGAACCTGCAAATGAATTTAAAAAATGTATTTATAAAATTCCCAAAGAACAAATTGGGCAAGGTTTTTTTGGAACTGTTTTTAAAGTTCCTGTAAAAACGTGTATCAAAAATATACCCAAAGGAACAAAATATGTAGCCATGAAAATGGAACAAATAAATTTAAATAATAGTAATCAAACTCCTGAAAAGTTAAAAGAAACCATATCTATTGTAAATAAAATATCAGAATTGGGAATTGGACCCAAAATATATGATGTATTTGTAGTAGAATCACGCGGATTATTTTTTATTGTAAGAATTTACGAATATATACAAGGGGAACCATGGGATGTACATAAATTTAAATCAAACCAATCGTATGAAACAGCATTCAAAACATTAAAAGAATATATTCATACCATGAATAAACATGGTATTTTTCATAGAGATTTACATCCAAAAAATGTAATGGTTTCTTCATCAGACCAAATTTATATTATTGATTTTGATTTAGCATCTTATGCCGAAAATTTTGATAAAGATAGTCTTGTGTTTTTTCATAAAGACTATACAATTGGTTCGGCCGATGCATCTGATATTGAAATATATACGCGGCATGTATATAATGAATTGATTAAACAAAAAATTATAAAACTTAATAAAACGTATAAAAAATAATACTATATAATATGGTTACGCGTAAAAAAAAGGTAAATACGAATAAAACTCGTATTTTCAAAAAAAGCGAATTAAACAGTGGAGATGGTATGTTAACTACGGTATGGGGGCCAAGTATGTGGCATACTATGCATACGATGAGTTTTAATTATCCCGTCAATCCTACGGCAGAAGATAAAAAAAACTATAGGTTTCACATTTTAAATTTACAAAATGTACTCCCGTGTAAATATTGCCGTATGAACCTTAAAAAAAACTTTAAAAAATTACCTCTTACGTATGCAGATATGAAGTCGCGTGATACATTTTCCCGATATATTTACAATTTGCATGAAGTTGTCAATAAAATGTTGGGAAAAACATCTGGATTATCGTATTCTGATGTCCGAGAAAGATATGAACACTTTAGGGCAAGATGTACAACGGATACTATAAAAATAAAGCCGTCCATAGAAAAAGGATGTACTGAACCATTATATAGTGGACATAAAGCCAAAGAAGTGATTAATATTGTGCCTGTAGATAAAAAATGCGATACTATGATTATTCATAAAAAATGTTTTAAGGAACGTGTAAATTAAAATATAAATAATATATATGTCAAATGGAAAAGGTAAAGGTAAAGGAAAAGGTAAAGGAGGTATAGTTAGAGCGACACCACGAGGATCTCGGCCCGCCCCATATGATCCGTATGGTATGGACGTTGTAACGGGAATGGATGAATATACTCAAAATCTC